AATCAGCAAGGTGTAAAGCTTTTCAGCAATAGCCTATCAGCACACGTGACATTTAAGGATTTTTTAGCCGCCACAGAACAGTTATTGAAGCCGATCGCTGCGCCTCAATTAGGGCTTCACATAAAGAATAAGGACCAGGTTGGTCAAGATGCTCAGGATCCCGGAGGTGTGTATGGTGGTAAAGAGGGTGGCGGATCTGAATTTGGGATGATATTTTTACCCTTTATTGCGGCACATCGTAAAGCCAAGATGGGGGACTCCACCATGAAGGAGATGCTTTTTGCATTACTGTTGTTGGCACGTGACTATCGGGTATCAAATTCCTGTGGAAAAGCAGCGCGCCGCCCTCTAGAGAATTGGGAGTTATCGCCACACTGGAGAAACAAGACCAACTCCGGAAATGCCGCCCAATACGGATTTCAACTAGCCAATGATGGTACCTATTGGGAGATATACGCAAAATTCTTTCAGGCGTGGGAGTCGGATACAGTCCCAGGTGAATTTTCCAACGCAGCCGGCGAAGGGAAGACTAGTGTAAGGCAGGCAATGGAGCGTCTGTGCGAGAATATTGCATATCTTTCCATTCAAGCCGGTGTTGCCGGCTTACCTGGAGGGATCCAGGCGTCGGAGGCATCTGTGGGTTATCAATACCACCCTAGGCCGAAAGCATCTGTACAGAATAATCAGATGGCAAAAGACTATGACACTGGTGATACTAACAAACTCGCGGATACCGGGAATGAGGGGACTGCTTCCGGGGGCCTAATGGGGGATGAGCCCTTAAACCTCACAATCGCCGATCCTGGAGGAAAAACCGGCTCCGATAAAAAATGGAACGGCACTATTAGATTAAGGGATGAGCTTATTATGATGGTGGAGAATTATCGAGGGGGCTTTTTCAATGACTCCGGAGTTCGAAAGCTCGATATTTTCAGCGTGATAATTGATTTTGCCGATAGCATTCTCAAGCGTACCACGGAGCGCGCCGGGAGGGCATCTGGATTGTCCGCCTTCCCATTTTCAATGATGAACCCAGACGATAGAGTCAATTGGGAGTCTAGGCTCACACAGGCTCATGGACAGGGCCATGATTTCTTCCTTGCCATGGCCTTTGAGATGTTTATTAATTTCATAGGTGAGTGTTACCCTGTGGGAATGAGATATATGGCCGACATGGAATTCTCACGATATTACATGCATTATAACCCCGAAGCCGCGCGTCAGCTTATTGTGTATACAGATTTGATCAGAAACATGTTGGAGACCGGTGAGGTTGGTATAGGTGACTATTCTCAACGCGGCAGTGCTAATGCGAATCTGGTTGCAGAGTATTTTGACGGCGTGGGTTCGATTGATTATTCCGAAGCCGACAACGAGGACTATGAGCGTGAGCTAATAACGGAGTCCGTGTTGAGAACTGCGGAGATGGCTGGATGGACATGGCTTCTCGACGCTGCCCGGGCACTACAGGGTGAATTTACCCTTGTTAATACAATGTGCGCACATCTTGAAGCATTCTCTAAGGTATTTAAGGCACAGGCTGATGAAGCTGTAACAAAGATAAAGGACCTGCAAATATATTCTGATTCCTTAGGAGAATATAAATCACTTGAGTTTTTCGGATCCGATCCGGGTGAGCATCCGTTAGTGGAGGGGATGATGGAAAAGCTGAACCGACAATCACAGGCTTTGAGAATGTACAGGGTGGGCAAAGAGAGACTTATTAGGGACAGTGATCCGGATCCTCCTGTTACTGCGGACCTAGCTGCAAGCGATTACACTGATAACCAGTATAATCAGGCGTTAAGAGGCAGTAATGAAATGTTATTGGACACTCTATTCAAACAATTGACCACATCCACACGTAGAAATGTTAGAGTTCTTGCAGTTGGGATACCGGCAGGGTTGTTAACACAATTAGGTAATTCACCGGTGGATGGAGGTGCGATTGATTCGAACGAGCACATAGTGGTCGCAGGCACACCGGCTGGCGGAAAACCGAATTATGACTATTCAATTATTAGACTTAAGGTGCACAGGCAATCACTTCTATATCCAGAACTAGTATTCACTCCGCGTGTGTATGAATATAGTGCTCAGATATTTGTGGGAAATAATTTTGGGATGAATATGAACGTTGAGCCCGCCCCTGTTAGTGACCGCTCTCCCGCGACGGGCGTACCTTCACGTGCAAATAATATGGATCAACTAATTGACTCAGTTACATTTCAATTTATCACCGGATTGGGTGAGACCCAGTTTACCGGAAAAACTTTTTTGGAGGAGAAGGTTGATGCAATTGCCGGTGAACAATACTATAATCGAAGAGTAATAAAATCGTTCATGAATGCAGTAGGTGTTGGTTCTTTTAATACAATTACCACCAAGTCAACCGGCACCCTTAAGCGTGTTCGACGAATTCTAGCTAACCATCTTTTTGACCATGCTCTTAAATTGCGATCTAGAATCCTCCACGGTTTGGATTTTGACGAATCAACATTTTACGAACCGAAATTCAGGTTCCTTAATGATCTACACGTGGAACAAGCCGGCATTGAGTTCTTTACAACTTTTCTTCAAGAAGGCGCTTCAGTCGGTGGTGACAGTATTAAATACCTTCCCGCGGGCGCCGCCGGCGATGCATTCATTCAGGAATTTCGGGGAGGATCCGCAGCTGCTATCGGGGGCGGCTTTGATGTTCTGATGGAGAATTTTGACAAGGGGCCATTTACTTACAAGAGAATAGCAGATGCGGCTGATGCAGAGATGGCGGATGCCCTTCAAGATAATTTAACCACACGGGATGAATTGCGAATGCTACGAATGATTGCCGGTTCTCCGATGTTTTATCCTAAGTTTTACAAACAGCAGCTTTTACAAAATAGAGAATTTGATAGGACCTTTCTATTGCCTATTGACATTGATGATTTTGGTCTCGCCTATCCTCAACCGACCAAAGCCGCCAACGACATTTTCGGGACTTTATACGATGCCGATATGATTGTACTAAGGGATCCCGACGATGCCTCTCCGTTATCAACAACGGTGAATGAAGATCGGGACGTCCATCGCCTATTGGTGGATCCGCGAGGTGGGAGTGAAGAGAGTTTTGCACTTGACCGATTCTGGGTTGAGCTTGAAGTAATTTCGGGAGGCTAAGAGTGGGAATTCTAACACCCGTCGATAATGAATTGGTATTCATTTCAGAACCTTCAGAACCAATTAACATTTTGGCAATTGCAGGACCTGAACTAATACACAGTCACTTTCGATACAAGTATTACGTGCCGGATGAGTCGATAAATGACTCTGGTTATGTACAGCTCGACACAAATGATATTGAGCTCCAAGCCCGCGGCAGCGGGATGTTTAGCCTAAAGACCACCGGGGTAGACATGGAGGATCTGCGATATCGAATTGGCAGACAGATACCTCGTTTTGTCGACATTACCATTGAAACTGATTCGCCGGCGGTCCTGGCACAGAATGATTACACACCCACCCAGATGACGGAGAGAATAGGGCAGCTTGGTCTAAATGACTCGAGCGCTTTGATCGAGGCAAATTTAGCCACTGCACATGATGATTCAGCTGTTTCTGCTTCATCTCCAACAAAGTTGTTTGTTTCCATATCATTGCAGGACAGCGACCTGGCTTGGGAAACAGGGCGAGAAATTTTGTTCACAAATGACCTGCGCATGTCAACTGATGATTCCATCACGCGGTCACTTGCCAATCTCGGAGGTGTGTATTCAGAGAACATAATTCCTGTGGAAGTTTATGAGTCCTGGTGGGCAAATGCAAAGAATATGCTAGGTGATGATGTGGCTTATTCGACCGGTGGCAGGTTGGAGGCTGGATCGACCCCACAGGAGGATACTGCGGCACATGTATTTCAGGCCCAAATTAATCAGTTGAGATATGGTGACCTGATACTAAGGGGGACAACAAATGCTGTGAGCCCTTTTTCTCACGATTTTGCGTCGGATGTCGGGCTGGCTATCACCATGCAGCGCGCTGCTACCAGCGAAGACGGGTTCACCGGTCCGGAATCTTGGAATGTTCCAATTGCACCCATTACTCAGGCCGGTTTTGCAGGTATTAGTGACGCTGAGTTAGAGGAACTCACCGCCGGAGGTGAAGCTACTTTTGAGCAGAATGACATTATTCCCCTGGGTTACGTTGTGGACAAATATGAGACATATGGTGATGGTACTAGGTTTCAACACCGTCCGATTGTTTTAGGTAACATAATACAGAAGACGGTTATAGACACGGCTGTTGCAGTCGGACGCACATACAGCTATCAGGTTCGAGCAGCTTATTTGATTCGCTTGACTGTTTCGGATGATGATGGTGATGAATTTAAGATTACGGCACTATTCCTATCCAAACCGACTGCTAGCACCAAATGTGTATGTAATCCACCTCCCACTCCCCCGGATCCGCCTGGAGACATAAAGTTTGCTTATGACTATGAGGATAACAATCTTGCTATCCATTGGGCATTTCCTATTTCGAGTCAACGAGATGTAAGATATTTTCAAATTTATCGTCGATCTTCATTTTTAGAGCCGTTTCAGCTGATTAGAGAGTACGATTTCAATGACCGGGTTGAAAGATATGACAGGGGAACACTGCGACGCATAGATTTAATTGAGCGTCAAATTAGTGATAATCGACCTAATCCTAAAACATACTATATCGATAATGAATTTGGTATGGATAGTAAATTCATATACACCCTCGTTGCCGTTGATGCTCACGAAAATAGCTCTAATTATTCTATCCAATTTAAGGTGTACTTTGATAGATTTACAAACAACATTATTGTGGAAGATGTCTCTCCTTCTGGTGCACCTCGCGATTACCCGAATTATTATCTATCACCTATTATTGATGGAGTCAGATACGATACAGTATTGACGGAGGATGCAATTAAGGTTAGTCAACATAAGGAATTTGAGGTATATCTAGATCCAGCTGCCATGAAAATTTTCAAACCAGGTGAGGGAAGTGAGGCTGCAATGATAGATACACATCACGTGGTTTTTGCTAGTGGACAAGCCCCGGATCCGGCCGACACGAACATGGTGGGAAAATATGTAATGCAAATTATTAATGTAGATAATGCTAGAACTAGTGGCCTGGAAATCCGAATTAATGACAAGCGGGAGTCCCTCTACGCCGGTGGACCCAATCCATATGCGACAGTCGATACTGGGGCGGACATTCCAAGAGATGATCAAGGAGATATGATTGGTGGATTTGTTATATAGACTTTATATAATCTCTAATTGGGTTTTGATGTAATTAATCGAACATTGTAATGTTTACACGGGGATTCATGGTAATATTTTTATGTAAATCACGTAAAAAGAATTAGAAAACTTTGAGACAAATATTTATGAAAGGTACCAGGGGAAAATTCTAATGGGATTTTTAGATCATTCAACCAACAACATTATCGTCGATGCTGTCTTGACCGATACAGGACGACGCTTTTTATCAAGAAACGATGGATCTTTTTCAATCGTCAAATTTGCTCTAGGAGATGATGAGGTTGACTATAGCATAATCAAGCAATTTGGCCGGTCGGTTGGGAAGGAGAAGATCAACAAAAATACGTTGGTCTCTGAAGCGCAGACTAACGGTAAGCTGGCGATGAAATATAAATTGTTAAGCGTTAGCAATCCAAATTTGGTGAGATTGCCTAGTTTTTCATTTAAGGGGCTCACCAGCACATCTCCTTCTGTTTCAGTGACCCGCGGGCAAATAGCGGGGACTAACGTAGAGGAAGTTATTGTTGAGCAGAGCATTGCTGATATAAACACAATAGATATTGAGTTAATCGATAATGCATTTTCGGTTTCAATGAGAAATGATCTACTGAGACTAAGTGTGGGAAATCGCGCAGTAGCCCCTCAGGACATAAGTACGGATAGGATCGCAACATACCTCGTAACTCGTGGCCCCACTTTGACGGCCAAGGGGGGCGCTAGGTTAACAGTACAACTCAACACGAGATCCATCACGGATTCTCAATTTAGCACATTTGGAAATTATGGTAGTAAAGCTACGATTACAACATTTGTAGAGTTTACCGGTATGAGTTCAGGCCAGAGAATTACACTACAAGTTGATATATCAAAAAGCTGACGAGGAATAAATGGCAACTTATAAAGAACTGTCTGCGGCTGACGTTAAGACAAGCAAATCTGTTTTAAATCAATTAATAGACATTGTACAGGCTGATATTTCTAGTTCAAACACTAGACAGAAATATCAGGTTTTTGTTACGGGAGGAATAGGACCGGGTGTTACTTCTTCTCTACATCAAACTATATATGATCAAGACTTTACACTACAAACTGCAAATCCGTTATTTGACATGACAGTGGGGCTGTATGTCAGTGGGGCATCAGTGACCGGAAGTCAGACCGGTGAGGACGTTAACGGAAAGTTACTTTTCCCATCAAATTCACTAATGATGAGGGAGAAAATTAATATATATCGTCAATTTGCACAGTTGTTGAAAGGAGACTCCGGTGAGAAATTCTTTTCCCCTCCTAACAATACTGATTCAGATAATAGAATAGACGATGCCCTATTCATAGCTTATAAGCGATTATTTGCGAGGGATAAAATTAAGCGAGAAACATTCGCAATGAGATTTTATACTAGCGCTAGCGCCACAGATATAGGGGAAGACGGATCTTTATCAAAACAGACAGGCCGTGATAATTTGGCTCGTGGTACTATATCCGGATCGATGATTATCACCGATTTAGGTTCAGCTACTAACCAGACTCAGGTGTCATTTGGAGGGGAGGTCGGCGCCTTGGTGGACGCGAATGATACAAACAACAAGGTTGGGTTGGTATATTATGATCAAGGAATTGCAGTCCTTAATTTGAAAAGAGTACTTTCAGGAAGTCAGAGAGTTTCCGGAACAATCGATTCCATGCAAGCGGCAGCATCAATAAACGGTTACTCGGTGCCTGCTGGAAAAACCATAATTGGAGCCCGGAAAGCCGCTGCGGGTCCAGCACAAAGTGACAGGACAGCCACCGCATATGGCAATCCCAATGCCACCTTCATCCCGGATTTTGTGGTGTCCGCTTCAATTGACAATATTATTAATCATGTTGCAGAAGTTCGTTTTCAGTCTGGGTCGGCTCTTACTGCGATGACATTCCAGAATCAGACAAATATCAATTCAACACTGATTTTCTGTCGAGCATCTGCTGATGAATTCAATTATTCAGCCAACCCAACCTTTACTAACAGCAGTGATGATAGGTTGGTCGTAATTGAGCCGACTGAAGAAACAACGCAGAGAACGTTTACGTTCCCAACTGCGATTGGACTGTACGATGCCAACGATAATTTGTTGGCCGTATCGAAATTATCTAGGCCGGTCGAAAAAAATGATGAGAAGGATATCACGTTTCGTGTTCGGCTAGATTTCTAATGCTGATGTCAGAGGGCTAACATGGGAATCATTAAGCTCGAGGCGGAAAATTTTGATTTCAGTACGATCGTAACACATCCCAGTAGATCGTGGAGTAGCTCTTCCCTTGGGGAGATTGCTACTCCTGGTGTAACGGGGTCAGTTTTTGTATTTGCTGAGAGATCAGAGGCCGTTAAGGACGCTGACCTATTAATAGTGGATAAGCGGGCGTTGGGGTTCCAGAGTTTTCCCGGTGCCATTGGTCAGCAAAAGCTCACGCTTTCTGAGCTATTGCGTACTATTAGTGTCGAAACCAAGGACTATCCCATTTATTCCGAAGATAGTTTGTCATTGGGTGCAGTGAAAACAATGATAGACTTTGTAACGTTGATGCCACAGAGCACCAGGTCATTACAGCAAAAAAATATATCTAGATTTTCTCAACCGGCTCCGACTGAGGGAGTTATAAACGACAGTAATGGTAATGTGGTATTTGATGGCAATCTTGGTCAGCGACAGAATGCAGCATTCAGGACCCTTCAGAATACATACTTTCCATCCTACCAGACCACATTTCCTGGAGTTGGGATGGACTATCGAAATTACCATTCACTGAATTTCTTTACTTCATCTCAAACCCCTAATGATTCTGTACTCATATATCCGGCCCATACCATGTCGACCCCTGAGGCTCAGTACGGTGATGCCGGGGGAGCGCTCGCCAAAACGCCATTAGATTTTGACCTTCCATATCGACCACGTGATGAATGGACATTTAGTTTTTACATAAATCCCCGATACAATGATGCATTTGATCATATCAAAGGCGCGACAGCTACTGTGGGAAAGAGAGGGGCCAACGTCTTCCGCGCCGGAACCATTATGCACATGTCGTCCTGTTATGCAATATCCCTAATAACAGGGAGTAGTATTGGGCAGGACGGTAAGCCGGACACGTTTCGAATAATGCTACAATTGAGTCATAGTGCTGAAGTGCCCCCTAGTGAGGTTCCCTGTAACGGCCGCGGCCCTGGCGGCCCGGGGAGGACAGACGGTCACCTACAATCTCCACAAGACCTGATTTTCTTTTCATCGGATTCCGGTTCACTGAAACACAATCACTGGCATCACGTTGCAATAACTTGGCCTGGGTTCATGAACAATGGTGGTACCGGTAGTTTCTACATTGACAACAAGTTGGACTGTGAGTTCCGACCGGTGACCGGGCGCCATCCTGGTACCAACCAGGAAGCCCTACCAACCCCCCTACACAATTTACCACCTGTCACTCAATTTTTTCCCCCTGCGGCTGATTTCAATGGGTTTATGCAGACACCTGACGGTACGCAGTACGGTTTCGGCATGAAGGAATATGAGTGGCCAGTGTTACGCAATAGAGGAAGGGGCCAGTCTCCACCCGGTAAGACTCGGGATCCGGATGCACTTTTTATAGGGAACTTTTATGAGGGTGATAATCAGCATGCCAATGGTAGCGCAATCACAAATTATTTCAACCAGACTGTCGCGGATTTTGAGGGAATTTGGGCACTTACGTCCTCTTATGATGATCCTAGAAATTTCAATCCTGCCAATTTTCGTCATCCGCTAAATGCTGAAATACACGATCTAAGAATTTATAAGAAGGCGCTTAGCGCTGACCAAATATATTCTGCATCGCGTGCCGGCCCGCGCTCTGTCGTAACACAGAGTTCATATGCACAGTGGTCGACCACAACCGCGAAGTTCGATCCAAGTGCAATACAGTGGGAACGCGTATGGTACGATGACTCTGCTCTGGAAACAGTTCAGCTGGGGTTTGTCAAAGGTCCCAAGACTGCAAGAAATCCGGATTTGATGCTTTATATTCCGCCCTTCTTTGTAAAGGAGTCCAGGAAGAGGAGAGTATTTAAGGGCCCTCGCCAGAGAACGTCTGCCAGAGTAGAGACCATCAATCCGATAAATACTAGAATGAGCTTTAATGCCAATATTCACGATATTAATCTGCAAAATTTCTGTCGGGAGTTTGTGCTAGGAAGGTATCCCAGGTTATTCAATATGACGGCCAGTGCTGAACAGCAAGGACAGAGTAATGGTGGTACTGATAGTCTGTCGCCTCAGATGAGATGCGATGGCAAGGGCCTAATGATAAAAGAAGACGATGACTGGATATCCGGCGGCGGCATCGGTGTTGCGAACATGACGCGAAAGAGAACCATCTATGGAAAGGACAAGGCAGAAAGAAAGATGGTCAACCGGCGTAATTTGACCATATTGCCTAACGACAATGGATTATTTCAACCAAATTTCACTCTGCTATTGACTGGCACTTCCGGAGGAAAGCAATTGTCAGAGGCATCAGGATTCAAATCCCGCGTAAAGGTTGGCGCAGCTTTTCGTCCTCCACAGTCTAAAAATGATCCAGTTTACGATAAAGATCTAAACATAGGAATAACCAGTGGCTCAGAGATGGATCGGTTTGTCAATAGCAATTCAAAAATATTTACCGGTAAGGATCCGCAGTGGGATACATCATATAATACTGTAAGTGACGTGACTGGACTTTCGCCTGAGGGGGATGAGACATATGGGCCACAGCACGGAAATACCTCTCCTAAGCCCAAACTACAGGGAATATTGGACTTGAGCATGATTGACCTGTCCGACCTAATTTTTGTTCATCCGGATCAAAATGCAAAATTTCTATCCAAAATAGATCTTATGCATGATGACCCACTCTTAGATAACATAATAACGCCCTTTTCCCCGATCCAATTTCCGCTGAATGTAGAGGAGGACGATGAGGATCCTCCTGACCTGACTGGGATTGGACCATACATGTACATAATGCTAAAGGACCCAAGCTCAAATGCAAAGACCATGTTTAATATTCCTCAATTATTTTATGGTGACGGTATCCAAAAGAATAGCATGACGATAAAGGGAGGAATTGGCACAACTAAATTTGGTGTTATACACAGAGACAGGGAATTTAAGCAAACGTTAAAAATAACTCTTAAGGATAATGGGGAGGGTGTATTATATCGGGCCGATGCACTGACTCCTCCCGCAAAGTGGAACAAGGTTGGAAATGTGCTTTACGGTGATGGCCTGGTAGCAATTCTATCACCTCACTTAAAGGATTTTGGTGAATTGGAACACTCATTTGATTTTCGAGGTACACACAACATCCACGTATTAGAGATTATGATTCCGTGTCCGGCCGGTAAAATTAATTCGTCGTCCAATCCTACCTATCGACCACTGCTACCTTCTAGTGAATTGTTTGATACAAATTCAGATTTTGTGTATATTAGTGGACTAAGCCTTCATGATGATAATTTCAATGTACTTTCTAGAACCAATTTGGCACAGCCAGTACAGAAACGATCATCTGATAAATTGATGTTCAGGGTAAAAATTGATTTCTAATGATCTTGGGTTTAGACGTATCAACTAGTTGCACCGGTTGGTGTATTATGGATTCCGAATCCAAATTTATACAGATGGGGTATATTGAGTTGTCTAAGACCAATACCATGTTTGAAAAGGCAAATGTTGTTCATATTATATTAGAAAAATTGCGGGAAGAGTTTGATATAACAGATGTATCCATTGAAGAGAACCTGCAGGCATTCCGCCCAGGTTTTTCTTCGGCCAAGACATTGATGACTTTGGCACGTTTCAATGGTGTTGTGTCATATCTGTGTGAGCAAATATTTGGATTGGAACCAAAGTTTGTCAATGTCAATGTTGCCAGAAAAAAGGTGGGACTTAAGATAATTCGGAGATCTAAGGGAGGCGCGCCAACCAAACATCAGGTGTTAGACTGGGTAACCAAACAGCTTAAGGAAACCGACTATACATGGCCTGTTAAAGCGCTTAAATCCGGCCCTAGAAAGGGAACTGTTGTATTCGAGAGCGGTTGCTATGACATGGCGGATGCTTTTGTTATTGCAACTGCTGCCATTGAACAGGGTGAACAATTAAGTTAGAGTGGCCTAATATTACATGATGATATCTGTTAAGTCCAAGCTCGGTTTTTTGAGCCGGACCTTTGGAACGCCGGCTAGGTCTACTGATGGTATCAATTATGCATTTACGTGCCCTAATTGTGTTTCAACCGATAAAAATAAGAGAAAATTAGTCGTTAAAATAGACGACGACAGCTATCACTGTTGGGTCTGTGATATCAAGGGTCGTGGATTAACAAAATTATTGCAGCGCTACGTTCCATCTGCACTTGAAGAATACAGGGCTAATTACTGTAAGAGCAGAAGCTTCAAGCTAGATTTGCCTGATGAAAGTGATGTACAAAAGAATCTTGAGATTAAGGATTTTAAATTATTGGCATTGCAAAAAAATAGTTCGGATCCCGATATAAAAGCTACCCTGAAATACGTTGCCAGTCGAGGGTTAACTGACAGGGATATGTGGTATTTTAAATTAGGGACAACCACCTCTGGGCGTTTTCGTCGACGTGTTATTATGCCATCGTTTGACATAAATGGTGACATGAATTATTATGTTGCACGTGCCATTGATAAGGATGCTGGAAGAAAATACATTAATGCTAGGACCCCCAAGAAGAACATTATATTCAATGAATTGAACATTAATTGGAAGTGTAGGCTTACACTGGTGGAGGGACCATTTGATTTAGTGAAATGTGATGAGAATGCAACATGTATATTGGGTTCAAGCCTAGATGAAAAATACGCCTTATTTCAAAAAATAGTCAAAAATCAAACTCCAATTATTTTGGCTCTGGACCCTGACGTAATTCACAAGGCCCACACAATTGCTAAGAGATTAACGGAGTATGGAATTTCAATTGAAATGCTTGATTTAAATAAATTTAATGATGTAGGTGAAATGTCTAAAAAAGATTTCATGCGCGCAAAAAGCTCGGCCAATCTATGGAATGAAAACGCTCGCCTTTTTCATATGATTGCCTCTTTAAAGAGCGGGTCAATTTTAAAGTGATATTATGAGTTTTAAGTGCCTTCATATAGCAGATACCCATTGGAGAGGGCTTAGCCGACACAGTGAGTACCGCGAGACATTTAATGACCTATTTGCTCGTGCAAGAAAACTGGAACCTGATATAATATACCTAGGTGGAGATATTGTCCACTCCAAGACCCAAGGGATATCACCTGAGTTAATTGATTGCCTGAATTGGTGGTTTACGGAGATGGCAAAAATTGCACCGGTGCATGTTATTCTAGGCAATCATGACGGCTTGATCCTGAATAAGCATCGACAGGATGCGATTAGCCCAATCCTGGATGCATTAGACAACCCTAGGATTCATCTCTACAAGAAGTCCGGTGTATACCCTACTGGAATACCTGGGTACAACTGGTGTGTGTTTTCGTGTTTCGATGAGAAAGGATGGGAGCATGTGGCACCGATTGAGGGCGATATTAATATTGCACTATATCATGGCGCAGTCGTTGGATGTAAAACTGATTTTGACTGGAATATTGAGGGAGAAATTGAGGCTAGTTTTTTTGATGGGTATGATTTTGCATTTTTGGGAGATATTCACAGAAGGCAGTTTTTAAATGATAAGGAAACTATAGCATATTGTGGGTCAACAATTCAACAAAATTATGGGGAATCCCCTGGAAAGGGATTTTTATTTTGGACAATTTACGGAAAGGACAATTTCGACGTTAAGTTCTATCCGGTAAAGCACACGATGCCGTTTGTTACCATCGATTGGACCGGTGCGGTTTCAGAGACCGTAAAAAGTGCATGTACATACCAAGCCAGGTCTAGGTTTAGAGTCAGGGTATCAATTCCAATCTCTCAGGCAGAGATAAAGCATCTACATGCTGAACTTAAGGAAAAATTACTGGCCAGTGAAATTGTTTTTAAATATGAAGATACAGATAGTGATCTACAGTCTCTGAATCTTCAAGATCAGGACCTCTTTAAGGAGGACTTGCGAGATAGTAAGACTCATCTACACTTACTTAGGGACTTTTATGCTGATAGAGAAATTCCAGACGATCAGTGGGATTTTATTGAGAAACTAGCGAACAATTATGTCACGCAAGTTGCCTTAGAGGAGTCAACTACCCGAAACGTTAAGTGGTCAATTAGAAAATTGTATTTTGAGAATACTTTTGCGTATGGTAAAGACAATGTTATTAACTTTGATAAGTTGTCTGGTGTGTCGGGAATTTTTGGAAAAAATAGGGTTGGTAAGTCGTCTATTCCAGGAACCTTAATGTATGCCCTCTTTAATACCACTGACCGCGGTCCCATCAAGAATTTACATGTAATAAATTCAAGGAAAGGACATTGTCAGGCAAAGGTTGATATTAGTGTTGATGGAAGACTATACCGAATAGAGAGACAGACGGTCAAGCATCAGACCAGAAAGGGAAAAATGCATGCTGTTACACATCTCAATCTATTACAAATAGACATGGAGGGTAATACTACAAAAGACTTGACCGGTGAACAAAGAAGGGAGACTGAGAAGATTCTCAAAAGGATGGTCGGGTCTTCTGATGATTTCCTTTTGACGTCCCTGGCTAGCCAGGGTGATATGAATAATTTCATAAAACAACGTGCTACGTATAGAAAGTCTGTGTTGGGTAATTTTTTAGATCTTAATATTTTCGATAAGTTACATGAAAAAGCGAAAGAAGACTCCAATGAAATTAGGTTTGCTCTAAAGAATGTGCCAGATAGAGAGTGGGATACTACAATTTCTGAAAAGAAAAATAGGCTCAAAACGTTTCAAGATAGAAGGGACAATATTAATCCGCTACTTGAAAAGCTTCAATTACGTGTCCAAAATTTGCAAATTATACTGGCTACCCATAAAGAGAATGATCTAGTGACTGTCGAGGATATTGATAGCCAGAAATTAATAATTGAGGAAGAAGGGAAGAGATTAATTCAGGTGGGTGAGGCAATAGCTGGAGCCAAAAATAATGATTGTACAGTTAAGTCAAAGCTTAAGAAGATACAGGAGATAAAAAAACAATTTCCAATTGATGAGCTGCATGAAAAATTAGTGGAACAGCAGCATCTTGAAAAGAGTCTGGTTGAGATTGAACACAATTATGAACGAGAGAAGACACTGCTAAAAAATCAAAAGAGGTCAGTGAAGAAGCTAGCTAGCGTTCCGTGTGGAGATGAATTCCCGACTTGCAAGTACATTAAGGAATCACATCAGAATAAGCTCAAATTGACATCCCAGGAAGGGAAAGTCGAAGAGATAATGTCACACCTAACCGCAGCCAGAAAAGCTCTCCAATGTACTATACAGGAGAATCTCAAGGATAAAATTGCTAAATACGATGCAATATTGATTGATGAAAGAGAATTGCACCTAGAATATTCTAGAAACAAGCTAATAATTGATAAGTTGCAGAATGAGAAAAACATTCTGGGTAATCTAATTGATGAAATGAAGCAAAAATTAGCTGAGATGAGACTTCAGGTGAGGAATGATATTCCTGAAGAGGTATTAAAAGTTCATGCAGACGTAAAAAATTTACGCACTCAAATTAATCAACTTGATACTCAGAGGCTAAGCCTGTCAGAACAAATTGGACTGTTGACTAGTGAAATTGAAAAATTACAATTAGAAAAAGCCAAGTATGCTGAGATCCTTAAGGAGTGGAGGGCTTATGAATTATTCATGAATGCTGTTTCAAAGAAAGGAATTCCTCTATGGATAATGAGTGCACAATTGCCGGCAATCAATGTAGAGATATCCAAAATTTTACAGGGCGTAGTAGGTTTTACTGTTGAGCTTGAAGCCGACTCGAATTCAAATGACATGGACATATTTATTAATTACGGAGACTCTAGACGTATAATTGAGTGTGCTTCAGGGATGGAAAAGATGGTGTCTTCCATGGCAATTCGTGTGGCACTCACAAACATCAGTTCTCTGCCTAAGACTGATATGCTAATTATCGATGAAGGATTTGGTGCATTGGATGAGATGAATGTAGAGGCATGCAATCGACTTCTGGAATCACTAAAGAAATGGTTCAAGAATATATTGGTGATATCACATGTTGATGCTGTGAAGGATGCCGTTGACAACAATATTGAGATAATGAGAAGGAATAAAGATGCGCACGTTCAAGTTGAGTGATGACTGGATTATTCTATCAAATGATCGTAAAATGCAGAGATTTAAAGATTTTATTTGTATAGTGCCGAAGGATTATAATCCAGGAACACCATTTGATTGTCCGCAGTGTGGTGTATTATTTTCAGATAGTGACGATCTTAAGGCATATCATAATTATCGGTGCTGTAAGGAGTGCTCTTATGATGGAACACAGGCAAGTAACAGGACTAAAAAATAATTAGTAATTTATTTAAGACTACGATGTGAAAAACTATTAGGGTCTACGGGAAAGACTAACTGGTGTTCACATAGTTATAATGATGGAGAAAATCTATGCTTAGCTCAAACAACGTTAATGCTCTTGGTAACATTTTAAATACCACATTTGGTAAGGGTGGGGATGGGACAATTTCTATTGGTCACTCCCTGCAGGGTAATATACTAACCCTAAGATATACTACTATCGTTCACTTTGCCTCAGAACAAAGTATGAGTCATCAGGTCCGATCACTAGCTGAAGAGTCTATGGACCGACTGAATAATAAAATTGCAGATATTAAAAAACAATTTAAAGATTCGACCGGTCATGCTCTTAAGATTTCAGAATTATCCAATAGAGATGATATTGAGATGATTCAAGCGACGTCCAATTCTCCCAGGAAAATTGCATACTATAGACGATATGCGGATTTAGAGATTGATGCTTAATGGCACCTGTCAACAAACAGAAGCAAGTAAAAGAGATCGTGAAGTGCGGGAAAAAGCCCGTTTACTTTTTTAACAAGTATGTGAAGATCCAACACCCGCAAAAGGGTCTTATAGAGTTTGACACATTTTCCTTCCAGGATGAATGCGTGGAAAATTTTGTTGAACATCGTTTTAATATTATCCTGAAGTCTAGACAGCTGGGAATATCCACGCTGACTGCAGCTTATGCTGTTTGGCTAGCCATTTTTTATAAGGACAAGAACATCCTGGTCATCGCGACCAAATTAAGCGTTGCAATGAACTTTATTAAAAAGGTTAAGGTTGCATTACAAAGTCTCCCTAGGTGGCTTGTTCTACCAGAGCTTACTTCAAACAACAAACAGTCTTTGGAGTTTTCAAATGGATCATCAGTAAAGGCTGTGCCAACATCAGATGATGCCGGCCGTTCAGAAGCACTTTCTCTTCTAATTGTTGATGAAGCGGCATTTGTTAGAAATTTTGATGAATTATGGACCGGATTATACCCCACTGTGTCAACCGGTGGTCGTGCTATTGTACTATCAACGCCTCATGGGGTTGGTGGTCAGTACTACGATTTATATATGAAAGCCGTTGCACGCGAAAATGAGTTCAATCCGATTAAGTTACCATGGGATGTACATCCGGAACGTGATGAAGAGTGGTTTGAAACTGAATGCCGCAATCTGAGCCAAAAGCAAATTGCGCAGGAACTAATGTGTGATTTTGCTGCAAGTGGCGATACTTTTTTGAGCGCTGATGATATTGAATTTATGCGAACTAGGGTCTGTGCACCACTGGAGAAATGGGGTCCGGAGATGGGGGTATGGGTCTGGAAATATGCATTGAGTGAACACAAATACGTTATTTCTGCTGATATCGCTAGAGGTGATGCAGCCGACTATTCAACATTTCAGGTTATTGATACTAGTGAGTCGGAGGTAGTTGCTGAATACAAAGGAAAAATTCCACCTGATCAATTTGCGACACTTTTAAATGAGGCCGGCATGCGCTATAATAAGGCGCTGTTGTGTCCGGAAAATAATACATACGGTTATGCCGTTGTCATGAAGCTACAGGAGTTAGCTTACCCAAATCTATATTTCAAGAATAGGCGTGATAAATTTGCTGCGATGTATGGTACGGATAGTATGATTCATAAGATTGGATTTACAACGTCTGGTCAGACACGCAGTCAAATTTTAACCAAGCTTGAAGAGGTAATACGAAACAGGCAAATCCGAATTTACTCTTCAAGGCTCTATGAAGAATTGAAGACGTTTATATGGAAGGGTACCAAAGCTCAGGCCCAAAAAGGGAAGAATGATGATTTGGTTATGGCACTTGCAATAGGTATCTGGCTTTATGATACCTCGGTTGATTATAGTAAACATACTGTTGATAGCAATCGTGCTATGCTAGATGGGTTTGCAATTAATACCTCAAAACCGCGACAACAATCAAGAAGCCCGTTCGAAAAGTACGCTTTGAACCCTTTCAAACCGGTGATATTATCAACAATGCCAGAGTCTGGATCGGTAGACTCTGCTTATGGCGACATGAGTTGGTTATTGTGATTTATGTAAGTAATTTTTTTTATAGAATATTAAAATGGCTAAAAATTCAAAAAATCTTTTTCAAAAATTAACACAGCTTTTTAGATCGGGCCCGATTGTAAAGAGAAAGGTCAGAAACTTTACTGAGCCAACGGCATCAACGGCATTAGAGCTATTTAGGCGTAACCATAGTGATGTCTACAATTCAACTCTGAGTGCATACGGTGCTTATGACAGGATGTCACGTTATAGTGATTTTAGTGAAATGGAGGCAACACCTGAAATTGCATCTGCTTTAGACATTTATTCTGAAGAGTCCGTTTCGCCTGATGAGCAGGGTCACGTTTTACACATTTATTCAGAGAACAAGAGAATTCAAGAGTTATTACACAATCTATTTTATGATGTTTTAAATGTTGAGTTTAATCTTGTAATGTGGGTTAGAAATCTGTGTAAGTATGGTGATTTCTTTTTATTCAATGATATTTCTCCGGAATATGGTGTAATCAATGCATTTCCAATTGCAATTTCTGAAATAGAGCGTGAGGAGAGTTTCGACCCGAATAACCCTGCTGCAGTCAGGTTTAGGTGGTTGACACAGGGTAACACTACTTTAGAAAACTGGCAAATTACACATTTTAGGTTACTTGCAAATGACGCTTTTCTTCCTTATGGTACATCTGTCCTAGAATCCGCCAGACGAATCTGGAGACAATTAATTTTAATTGAAGACGCTATGCTGGTATACAGGGTTATTCGAGCACCGGAAAGGCGAGTTTTTTATATTGATGTTGGAAATGTACCCCCGGATGAAGTTTCAAATTATTTGGAGCAGGCACAGTCTAGCCTAAAGAGGAGTACTGTAATTAATAAAGATTCAGGACAAGTCGATCTCAGGTATAATCCTATGTCGGTTGATGAGGATTATTTTCTTCCTGTTCGCGGTGGTGAGTCCGGTACTAAGATTGATACTTTGGCAGGAGGTCAAAATACGGCTGCAATTGAGGATGTGGAGTATATTCAAAAGAAATTGTTTGCTGCTCTCAAGGTACCACGTGCATATCTAGGATACGATGAAGATATCGGTGCAAAGGCCACCCTAGCCCAAGAGGATATTAGGTTCTCGAGAAATATTCAGCGAATTCAGAAGACTGTTATAGCAGAACTTAATAAGTTGGCGATGATTCATCTATACTGTCATGGGTATGATAGTGATGATTTAATTGATTTTGAATTAATGTTATCCAACCCGTCTTCTGTCGCCCAACAGCAAAAACTTGAATTAATTCGTGCCAGATTTGAGATTGCCGGTACGGCTCCCGAGGGAATGGTTTCTAGGGACTGGATTCGAAAGAATGTTCTGGGTCTCACAAATGAGGAAATCAAGCAAATTGAGGTTGGAAAAGAGGGAGACAAGATTAGAGATGCCGAACTTGAACAGGCAGCTACGGAGGCAACTGAGGCCGGAGCCGGTGAAGAAGCTGGGGGTGAGGAGGCCGGAGGTGAGGAAGGAGGTCTTTTCGCAGCTGATGAAACCCCAGGAAAATTATTGACATCATTTACCGATATTGATGAAAATGATGAGGAAGATGATGAGGATGAAGAAGGTGACGACCATCCACCCTTTTCAATTGAGGATACGGATACACCATCCCGCGTGCAGGACCAGATTAGGAATATATTCAATGAACCGATAAAAAAGTCAAGAAAGGTTCGTGGAGGTCGGCGCGATCTTGATATGCCAGACTTTCTCAGCATGACTAGCGTGGGTAAACCGGCGAGGCAACAAGATTCTATGAATATGCCATTTGGTCGCAATTCTTTAAGAAATCCATTTGGCGAAAATACTAGTACCTTAGAAAAGGGCGAGATGAAAATTATGAAGAGTCATAAGTTAACTCAAGAGGTTGAACGCGTTTTAAGTAGTCTCGGCAGTGCAATAGGTATTAAAAGGGATCAATTGCTGTCAGAACGTGACAATAACGATCAAGCAACCGAAGAGGAAAATACCACAGATGAGCAAGGTACATAATAAAAAGAGAAACGTTGGTATTATTTTTGAACAATTAGTGCAGTTTATTGCTGATGCAGTAGTAAAAAAACGTTTTGCTGATGCCAGAAAATGTAGGGATATTATTCGTACCCACTTCAAGTCCGGGACGGAGCTATATCGGGAGTTTCGTCTTTTTAATGCATTGGTAAAAACACGAGTAGAACATAGTGGACTGGCTACAAGGATTTTAAGTGAAGCCCGCGACGCGACTAAGAAAATAAATCAGGTAAAATTACGGTCACAAAAATCTTCGTTGATAAAGGATATTAACCATAAATTAAACGAGAGAAATTTTTATAATAGGCGAGTTACCGATTACACAAGTTATGCGACTATTCAAACTTTAATGAACGACTGGCGCCATAACAATTCGGTTGACATAGGGCGCGTCGCAAAATTTGAGGATGGCGTGTGTCAATGGCTGTTACAGGAGGGTAATACGGAAAATTCTGACATTATCGCCTATAATGAGAGTTGTGATCCACTAACGTTTAGAATATTTTTTCAGAAATTTAATGAAAAGTATGTCGACAGCTTAAATGATCGACAGATTAAAATTTTAAATGCATATGCATTTGATTCAACTAATGGCGGCGAAAATTTGGCCGCTCAGCTTAAGTTGCTGCAGGAGGATATTGTCGACGACCTTAATCAATATATTCAGTCTTGTGAGAACTCTATATTGACAGAAAAATATGAACGTGTTATGAATAAAATTCTCGAATTTGATCCGACAAATATCTGTGATCAATCGATTTCTAAGGCGTTGATGTTAGCTAATCTTCATTGTGAAATTTTGGGAGATGATGATGAAAAATCTTAAAGTCCTATCCGACTGGGCACCTTTTGAATATTCCAAAGATATGATAAAGGAATCTAAAGAAGAAAATGATGGGAAAGTTATCTTGAAGGGAATTCTTCAAAAAGCAAATACGCTTAATCAAAATGGGAGAATATATCCAACAGTCATCCTCGAACGTGAAGTTAGAAATTATCAAAAATTTATTAAGGAAAATCGTGCTCTTGGAGAGTGTGACCACCCCGATTCATCGGTGGTTGAACTTAAGAATGTCTCACACATTATTAGGGAAGCTCACATGGATGGGGATGTTTGTTATGGCGAGGTGGAATTGTTGAATACGCCATGTGGTAAAATTCTACAGAATTTAGTTGAGGCCGGTGTAACCTTAGGCATCTCATCACGAGGGGTTGGTTCAACTCAAAAAGATGGTGATTATCAAGTTGTACAAGATGACTTTCAATTGATTTGTTGGGATTTTGTCTCTGAGCCATCCACACCTGGAGCGTTTATGATGCAAGAAGGTAAAGCGGTATCATCGTCAGAATTAAACAATTATTTTAAAAAGACAGATAGAATTGATAGAATATTTAACGAAATCTTAGACTGGTAATTTAGATGAAAGTCACCAAACAAACGCTTAAAAATTTAGTTAAAGAATGCCTAATGGAAATATTGTCAGAAGGATTGGGGGAAAAAAAGGCTAGATTAAAACCTCAAAATTTATCAAGGCAATCAAAGCCCCGCCGGCGCGCTCCCGATTTGACACAATTTAATAATGCTGTTTCTGAAACCGTCAATAGCCTGACCAACGACCCTATTATGGCTTCAATTTTCGAAAATACTGCCAAAACAACCCTACAGGAACAAATTAGTATGGAGGCTCCGTCTCGTGGGTCTCAGACCGGTGGCTTAGTTTCGGGTGATGGCGAAGAAAAAATAGGTGATCCCGAGGAAGTTTTCGGGAGTGCATCTCAGAACTGGGCTGCTTTAGCATTTCCTGAGAAGAAAATACGATAGCAAAAATTGCATGTGATAGATATGTATTATAAGGACACAGCGGAGGATCAAATGTCTAAAGTAAGAAAACTCACACCTACCATATTAAAGAAAATGGTCTTGCAAGAAAAACGCCGAATTATGGAAGTTTTAGAGACCGGTGAAGAAGATTCTGAGAAGGTTGCCAATAAAACTGATGAGGTTGATGCTGATGATCAGGCCAATACTTTAGCTAAGGATATTGACCATGTTAAAGCTCTTAAAATTAAGGAAGCTCGCTTAAAGAAAGCACTTCAAAGAATAAACGAAACCAAGTTTAAAATTAAGGAAGTTCGTTTAAAGAAAGCCCTCCGACGTGTGCACGCAGCTAAAAATAAAATTAAGAAAAGAATTGCAAAAGCTCTTTAGCTTTTTGGAGAATTTACATGCCCAGCGCTCCTCAAATTATAGTTGAAATTCCGACCACCAAAAAAGGACTAGACCCCCGTGGATCCGCAGATACAGCAACCCTTCAAGCGGCATTTCCAGCTTCACCAATTTATAAAAAAGAACTTGATGATGACGAAAGACGAGATTACTATCAGAAGAACATCCTTGATGGTGTGAATACTAAAAATATAATGTTTGGGACATTTAATCCGAACTTTGTTGATGCTCCGGATTATAGTGATGTTAGGACCGGTGGTGGTGGGGATCCGGCCAGTCCGTGGGTACCTAATCCAGTTTCTCCCGGGGCCGGCACTGTAAATCCCACAAAGCAAGGGGATCCTCCTCCTGATTTTGGTGTGGAGCCAAATGACACACCATATATGGGAGATGGTAGCAAGCTTTCTCCGAAGACGGCCTCCGAACTTATTTCTGGTCAGACGCTAGGAAAGCTCATACAACCGAATGAAAACGGAAGCAGCAGCTATAAGGTTGGTTAAGCTAGCTTAACTTGAACGGAAATCAAACCTAACGGTATGCATATTTAAACTAGCATTGTGTAGTTAAGATAATGCGTAAAATTAGGGTTTGTATGGATAGACGGGCAAAAATAGACATCCGCGGGACCTACCGGAATCACTCTCCAGTTTTTAATGATACTAGGAGTGGTCTTGGATATGGGTTGTCTGTACCTAGTGGTAGGTTCGAACCTAGGTCATTACAACAAAGTTTCCCGTATCTTGATGAAGATCCATATGAGGTAGAAGAGTTGGATGATGAAAAGCTAGACAACGATATTAAATCTAAGATTTCGTCTAAGCTAAATGTAAATGCACATGCCACTGATTCTTTGGCGGCAAATCGCACGGACCCATTTTATTATGCGGCTGGCAATACTAAATTTTCTGAAAACATTTCTGTTGCTAAAAATTCTATTGTAGCTATTCCTGGTTTATATAAAGGCGCGCCCGGTGGATCGACCGTAGGAGGATTTAGCACGGCACCGGCGGTTAGCGTGAAATCCTATAGGCGAACCGGTACAAAGAGGGGATATTCTAGCCCTCCACCACCAACAGCCACCCCAAAGGGCTATGAATTGGTTACATTTAATTTAAAGGACATGCTTGACAATGATGAAATAGCTATCATGAAATTTAAAGCCCTGAGGGACTACATCGATATGATGGCTGATAAGGCAGAATAGGGGTTCATTTTGTCAAAACCTGTTAACGTAAGTGTAGAGATGGGAGGCCGTATTAGGTCAGTGGATCAATTAATTCGAAAATTTTTACGGTGCTGCAAAGAGGAAGGTTTTTTACGTGATGTTAGGTCTAAATCTAGATACGAAAGTAAAAGTGAAAAAAGGCGTAGAAAAAAACATGTTGCAATTAAACGTGCTAGTAAAAAAGTTGATAATTAACTTTTGCGTGTGCACACATATTTAATCACAATGGAGGAGCATTAGATGTCATTATTTGAAGAGGCAGTAGCTGATGCAGTTAAATTAAGGAAAGTTGCTGAGCAGACCGCTAAGCAAAAAATCATTGACAACATCACCCCCAAGATAAGGCAAATTATTGAACAAGAATTGGTCAGTGATGAACCTGGTGATGAAGTCGACGTTGAAGACGAGGATGAAGCTATTTTAACAATGGATGACATTCTTGTTGGGGACGAGGATGAACCAACCCCCGAAGGCAAGATTGATATTGATGTGCACGGTGATGCCACTTTCGCATTTTCAACTGATGATATTGAAGTGGGTGAAGAGGAGACTGACGATGACGAGGTCATGACCTTAAATCAAGAATCTGCTCGTGCATTAGCGTATGTGATTAAAAATCCAAAAACACTCAGACAGTCTAAAATTGCAAGGCTTCAAGAAAAAATTCAGAAACTAGATCGAATATTAGAGTTTATAGAGGATAAAGAAATATCGCAGGATTTGCGAGAGTCTGTGCGTAAAAGTTACATAGGATTGATCAAAGAAGTTACAAGTTTGCGTAGACGCGCAATACTTACAAAAAGAGCGAATGAAAGGAAATTTCTTCGTTCGAGATTCAACGGAATTTTAAAGGAGTTTAAAACAATGTCTAGAAGACGTGCTGAAACGCTTTTTGATAGGCTTTTCGAAACTAAACGCAATTTGCGCGAGCTTGATGTCGTGCTTGATGATGAAGACCTGGAAACACTCGGTGTTGAAGACGTCGAAGGTGCTGACGTTACGGCCCTTGATGTTGGCGTAGAATACGCCGGCGAAGAGGAAGAGGGCGGCGAAGACGAAGAGGAATTTGGTGCCGAAGAAGAAGAAGTCGAGGAGGGCGATGTGTACGAAGCCGGTCTTGATGAGCTTGATCTTGTGCTTGATGATGAAGATCTTGAAACTTTAGGCGTTGAAGATATCGAAGGTGCTGACGTTACGGCCCTTGATGTTGGCGTAGAATACGCCGGCGAAGAGGAAGAGGAAGGTGGCGAAGAGGAAGAGGGTGGTGAAGAGGAAGTTCTTGAAATTGATGAAGGGATGCTTCGTCGCGAGCTTCGTCGTATGCGCCGTTTGCGTGAGCAGGAAGAAGCTGCAGATGCTGATCCTTATTTGGATCATGGCGGCGAAGATTTGGGTGATGTTGTTGTTGATGTTGATGAAGAAGATCTTCTCAATGCTCTTGATGATGAGCTCGGTGATCCCGATGTACCAACTCCTACTGTTGAGTCGTTCCGTCGACGTCGTGCACGTCGCCAGGCTTCTCGCCGGCGAACAACCAGTCGCTCTCACAGACCTACAAATATTCGTGAATCTCGAACCAGAAAAACACTAATCAAAGAGAGCCGTAAAAATCGCGCTCTTACCGGTAAGCTGGGCAAGACCAAGAGAGTTATCTCGGCCATGAAGAACCAGCTTAATGAGATGAACCTGTTTAATGCAAAGCTCTTATATGTTAATAAATTAATGCAAAACAGGAATCTCAGTACCAGACAGCAGAAGGCAATCGTTGAGGCACTTGATAGTGCAAAGACTCTTCGTGAGGCTAAACTGCTTTATAAGAGCTTGACCGTTTCGCTTAAGAAGCGTGGCGGTACCCTTACTGAGGGTAGAATTGCTAGGACGCTCGGATCGTCTTCCAGATCAATCCGGTCGGCAGCGCCGTCCAAAAGTGGAACTGAGGTGGATAGATGGGCCGTTCTTGCAGGGATAAACCAGGACTAATAAACTAGGATTTTAAATTACAATAAGGAGTAATGAAAAATGTCCAAAAATTTCTCACTTAATCAGCTAACCGAAGGTATTCGGCAACGACACCTAGGTTCGCAAAATCGATTGCTTGTGGAGAAGTGGTCCCGCACTGGTTTGCTCCGTGGATTGGACGGTGTAAATCGCGAGAACATGTCTCGTCTGCTTGAAAATCAGGCAGCCCAAGTACTTCGTGAGGCCAACAGTGTTTCTACTGGAGCCGGCGCAATGGCCGGATCCGGTGATCTACAGGGTTTCACAAATATTGCATTCCCAATCGTACGTCGGGTCTTTGGCGGTCTAATTGCCAATGAGCTCGTTTCCATCCAGCCGATGAGTCTTCCTTCCGGACTGCTCTTCTATCTGGATTATACGTACGGTGGCAGAGAGTCGTATACGGCCGGTTCATCGAACTTTGGTAATGTGTCGATATACGCAGGTTCGGGTTCCATTTATAACGATCCCGCGGGCAAGGGCGTACGCTCTGGTTCCCTAGGGGTAGGTGGTCAGTATGACCTCGCTGGATCCGGCTTTACTCGGGTACACAAGAATTCGGCTGCCATTACCCTTACGGCTTCTGGAGCTTTTGGTAATAACAAAACTATCAACAACGGTGGTACTCTTACACATACCGGTTCTACTGATGCCAAATTGTTACAGTATGACCCGCAGGTCTCCGACTTGATTGAAGGCGACCCCGCCCGCACCAACACCGGCAAGTTCCAGGCAGTGTTCGTGCCGCTTTCGGCCGCAACTGATGGTGATACTACGCTGGCTAAAGAGTGGGCATTCCACACCAACGGTACATTTAGAAGTGCCGCAGGTAATGGTATTGCCGACCCGGGCGTTGACAAGGTGCCTGGTACCCTTCAGGGTGGCGAGAACATCTGTAATGTTCGACGTTTGAACCAGATGGGTACGTACACCTCAAACGCTGGCTTTACGTCGGATCCACTTATTGGTGTCAACACCGCGAATGCGGTTCTAATGTGTATCGTTACCGGTACGAAGCATGAAGCCGAGACTGTTTACGTTTCGTATCCGCTTTCTCCATCGCTTGAAACCGGAGCCTCCGATGGTTCGTCGCTGACAATTCCGACTTTCGAGTCCAATTTCGGTACCGATCCGAGTCCGGCAATCCCAGAGATTGATATCAAGATTGAGTCTCTGGCTGTTACTGCGGTAACCCGCAAGCTGCGCGCTCGTTGGTCTCCGGAGCTTGCTCAGGACCTGAATGCTTACCACAGTCTAGACGCTGAGGTTGAGCTTACTCAGATTCTTTCTGAGCAGATTGCTCTGGAAATCGATCGTGAGATTCTTAATGACCTCCTTATGGGAGCCAAGGTTGTTAGATATTGGTCTCGTGCGCCAGGTAAGTTTGTCAATAAGGAAACAGGTAAGGCACTTGGAAAGCTCGATTCCCTCGCACCTGGACCATCCTTTGCAGGAACGGTTCGCGAGTGGTATGAGACCCTTACTGAGACAATCATTGATGTTGCCAACGAGATTCATCGCTTGACTCTCCGCGGATCGGCCAACTTTATTGTGGTTAGCCCCGATGTTGCAACAATGCTTGAGGCTTCGGTCCTGTATCGTCCATCTTATACTCTTGATGGTGATGGACAGGTCAGTCAGCCGATGTCACTTGGTGCCGAAAAGATTGGTACACTGAGCAATCGCTTCACGGTCTACAAGGACCCCTACTTCCCACGCAACAAGGTTCTTGTTGGGTATAAGGGTGGTAGCTACCTTGAGACCGGGTATGTGTACGCTCCGTACGTACCTCTCATCGTTACTCCGACGATCTTCGCTCCTGAGGACTTCACCCCACGTAAGGGTGTGATGACTCGTTACGGAAAGAAGATGGTCCGCAGTGACTTCTACGGTACCGTAACGGTTCAGGATCTTAATATCATCTAATCTTAGATTGGTGATAATCCAAACCCTAGGGGGGGCGTTTTCGCCCCCCCTTTTTTTTAATCTGGTTCTAAAATACTGTAGATTTTATTAGTTATGAGCAATGTTACATCACAACGCAATAATTAGCATGTATTAGCAAGGTAGTACTATGCAGAATATCGATGTCAAGGGCTCAATACTTCGTCTTCGTGAACTCCGCGAAAAATTGTGCAGTAATCAAAAGGACTGGGCGGAGGTATATGAAGTAAGAGACTTTGTTGTAGGGCACTTGCAAGAGCTTCATAATATGATATGTGACAGGAAGGTTCGTAGAAAAAAATTAGAGGATAAATCTTCATTTATCTTAGAGTCTTTATCGTCGATGCCCAATTCCGATAGTGGGGGAGATGTCTGATGCCTGATGAGAATGGATGGAGTGAATATTCTAGACTGGTGCTTAAAGAGCTAGAAACTCTGGCAAGTAGTATTCAAGCACTGAATACAGAAATTCAGGAGTTAAAACAGGAAATTGCGCAGATGAGGGCCCGAGAAGATCGGGTGGATGACCTTAAGGCATGGAAGGAGAAGATTGATGAGGTGGCATCTCCTTCTCAATTAAAAGAGCTTGTGGATGAAATTCAACATCTCAAGTCATTTAAAATAAAAGCCATCACCGTCTTTACAGTTGTACAGTTTGGGATGGGTGCGGCCCTGTGGTTCATGAAGGTCCTGGGCGGTTAGATTTTAGCCGGTAAAACATATGTGCTAATGCCTACTTATCGGTAGGCCCGGACCATTATAATCACCTGACACCCACAGGGGACCGGAAGCATTGGGAGCAAAAGGAGAAAGATTATGCCAAAAGTAACAGTTACAGGTGCAAAAGGGCTGGTTCAGTCAACCGGCACTGGCTTCGTTCTGGAAGACGTTGCCTCAGCACTAAGCACACAATCCGTCGAGGCTCCCGCAGCTGCCGCAGCTGCCACCGCTTCCAGAATCAAAGTCACCACGCAACTTGCCTTGGTGGACCAAGCCAACGACGCTAATGATCGTGCTTATTTGCCTTCGCCAACATCCGTTCCAACCGGCCACTGGGTCATCATTACCGACATCGGCGGCGCAGGTTTTGAGCTGAGCTCAGAGGGTGATGGTACCACCGCAACCACAATCAACGGAACTGCGGTAACGAATGGCGCTGGAGTTTATGCAAAAGAGCTTGCAGTTGCAGCAGACCAGACGATTGTATGTACCAAGGCAGGCGCTAATGCTTGGATCTGTGGAACGGCGACGGCAACAGTACCGGACTAGGTCATAGTTTGGTTTAGCAAAAAAGATAAAATGCTTATATTTTTTGGGGGCATCCTTCGGGGTGCCCCTTTTTTATTTTATTTTAGAGACTTCAGGGGCTAGATGTCTAGCAGCTACATCGAGTTTTACCTACTTATTAGGGATACTTCCCGGGAGATCTAGGTGGCTACATTTGCGACAACGCTGAATCCAACTCCATTTGGTTTTTTTGATAAAGATGCAGCTTTTCAGACGGAGGCAGATGCGCTAGTAACATTTACTAAACGTAAATTAGGCGATGACATTCTTAGCGTTGAGCTTACCAAGAAACAGATTTGGGCGTGTTTCGAAGAATCTTTGCTTGAATATAGTTCTATTGTTAACATATATCAGGCCCAGTCTCAGATGATGGATCTGTTAGGTTTCCCCACCGGTAGCGCAATATCAGGTTCAACAAATATTGGTCCCCATGGCTTTGAACAAATGTTACCCAGGGCGAGCTTAGATTACCTTGATCGTCTGGGTGAACCATACGCAGGCCAAGCTGGATTAGGTGGTTCGTATAATTCAATGTCAGGCTCAATTAAGTTGGAAAAGGGTGTTCAGGATTATGACATATATGACCTTCTAAAGGATGGAAGTGATAATCTCATTTTTTCTTCAAGTCTGAATAGCCCTGTCACCAAACTTAAAATTCTGGAGGTGTATCACTTTTCACCTCAGGCTGCCTATAGATTTTTTGACACCACGTCAGCGATCAATTATTTGAATAACGAATTTTCATTTGAATCATTTACTCCAGAGACTATATTTTATGTCTTGCCTGTTTTTGAGGATGTTTTGAGGGCTGGGCAAATGGATTTATCCAATCGAGTTAGGCGATCAAATTATTCCTATAGGATTATGGGCACAAAAATTCGAATATTTCCAAGGCCTACCATGGATGACCCGAAGAGTCTTTGGTTGCGTGTTGGCTTTGGTAATAACCCTTTCAATCCGAGTTATAGAGACGATACAAAATTTGGCACCAACAATCTATCAAATATACCATATGGCAACCTGCAATTTGATAGGATTAATAGCATAGGCCGCCAGTGGGTTAGGCAGTATACATTAGCGTGTGCGAAGGAGGTTTTAGGGTTGGTACGCTCTAAATTTAGCACAGTGCCTATTGCTGATGCCGAATTGAGTCTTAATGGAGATGCTCTTATAACGCAAGGTCGTGAGGAGAAGTCAGATCTAAAAACCACCCTTAAGGAAATCCTTGACAAGATGACTTATAATCAATTGGTAATAGCGGAGGCTGATAAGAGTGATGCTATATTGAGGTTGTTGAAAAACATTCCCATTCCCAATGGCAAAGCTATCATCATGGGTTAGGAGATTAGGGCGTGTCTAGACTTTTCATAACACCACGAGAAATTGACTTTATTGCGGATCTAAATAAGGAGATTATTAAGGACGTAATAGGGCAAAAGATCTATTTTTATAAAGTCAGAGAGGATCTGTCCAGCATACATGATGTTTATGAAGAATCAGTCGACAAGGTTTTTGACCCTCCAGTTGAAATTGACGCCCGCGTTGACTGGGATCCTTCGGAGGTTCGTACAACTCGTTTTGGAATGGAGAATTATTACAGTATAAACGTTTATATCCAGTCACGTGATATGTTGGATAAGGATATTGATATTGAGCCCGGTGATTATTTTAGTTATGGTGACGTCTTTTTTGAGGTCACTTCCACCTTAGTTACTAGCAATATTTACGGTCAGGTTGAGCACTCAACCGGAATTAAAGTAGTCGGTAAACAGGCTAGAATTGGACAGATTCTTCGAGACCCAATCGGCCCGACAGATGAATCATACAGTGATGAGGATGCTGTACAGGAGACGTATATACAACAGAGGGGGTTTGAGGAAAATCGTCTAGGTAAGACCGGGGATGTGAGATCGTTGCAGGAAAAGGGCGTACTTGAAAAACCAATTTCAAAGCCAACTGAGGTTTCACCTCGGGGTGGCAATGACAAGGAAAATGAAGCTGGAATTATCGATTCTTCATTTTATGGGGACGATTGATGGGAGTTTTAAATGTCAACTAGATTTACTAAGGGTAAGGGGGATGCCAACTCAACCTCATCAGGATATGAGGGCGCGAATATTCCTGATGATTTGCATATGCCTTCGTGTACAATCGAGGACGTTGATCGTGCATTATTTAATTTGTTTAATGAAGAGCTTCCATTTTTCTATAAATTGGAAAAGGAGTCTAGACGAATTCCGGTTATTTTTGCAACTGGCGAAAGGTTTGCAATCCTGAGGCGTAAAAGGCCGTTGAGAGACAATTCAGGTGTATTAATTCTGCCATTAATTTCAATGCAGAGAACCGGCGTACAACAAGAGAATTTAAAGGGTGGCGGTCCTGGAGAGGGTGAGCCACTGGTAATTAAGAAGCGCCTCAGTAAGGATGATATTGACTATCAGAGACTGATCAATAAGCTAAATTTACAAAATGCAGATGATATTGCGTCTGATGGAAATACGGTCGGAGGACGTTCGGCTTCCGATAATGCTATATCCCAGTATGATTCAGCTAAGCCCGGGGCATTGGCGACGAAGAGAGCTCAGCCGGCTCCGACGATAGCAACTCGGCTTGGGCAATTGCTTAGACCGAATTTAAATAGAAATATATTTGAAATTATTACGATTCCTCCAACTAAATTTTTTACGGTATCGTACAATATTACGTTTTGGGCTCAATATACACAACAGGTCAATGATATGATGGCTGTCATAATGAGTGCATATGTTGATATGAGAAGGCGAACATTTCGACTGGAGACGGAGAAGGGTTATTGGTTTATTGCATATGTTAATTCACAGCTCACACCCGGTAACAATTTTGATGACTTTACTGATAGCGAGAGGCTAGTGAAGTATAGTATGGATATTGATGTTCCGGCATTTTTAATTGCGCCGAATTACCCTGGGTCTCGAACACCCATGCGCAGATATGTTTCAACACCTGAATTGCATTTTCAGGCAATTGCCGTTGAATCACTTTCCCCCAGCGCATTTACTAGCCAACCGGTTCAAGGCATTGTATCAGGTGATTCTGATAAATATATTTTACAAGATCTGGATGATGACGGTGCAATTTTTCCTGGGTCTGCCGTTGCTGGTGATGCAATTGCTGCTAGCGATTCCAGAGACCTTAGGGATGGCTCGGGTGTATATAACGTTAAGACCGCGAATATTGGTGGGGCCCTCGGAGGTGCACCATTAATACCAGCACGTAGTCTAATGACTAATCCATTTACCGGTCAAAAACTTTCAATACCAATTCGTTCAATAACCGCCACCTCAAAGGGAGAAGTGGTCTATAAGGACATACATGATGATGTCGAATATGTAAATTTGGAGGTGCTTGAGAACATTACTTCATAGAGCTGTTTGAAATACCGGTATCTTACGTAAAAAAGAACATACTTATTCACGAAAAAGGAGACGTGTGAATGGCTGAACAGACTTTTAGATCCCCTGGTTTTTTTCCGCGTGAAGTAGATTTGGGACTACCGGCAAGAGGTCCTAGCGGAATTCCTGCTGGTGTTGTTGGAACTGCCCTCAGAGGCCCTGCTTTTATTCCAGTGACGGTGGGAAATTTTAACGAATTTGATACTGCATTTGGTGGTGTTTCTGCGGATAGATTTGGTGTATTGGCAGTACAGGAATTTTTGCGATACAAACAAAGTTGTACGTTTGTTCGAGTCTTAGGGGGTGGTTCTAATGATGTAAGCACTGATTTTTTGACCACTGAGAGACTGGGAACAGTGAAGAATGCCGGCTTTAAGCTTGAACCCGCTGGCGCTCACCAATCTGGCCAGACCCAGGGTGGTCAAATCGAGTATGGAGCAGTACAATTCATTGTGGCAAAGCACTATGTTAGCCAGTCCAAGTCAATACAGTACCCAATATTCTCACAGAATGACAGCTTCCAGGGAGATGTCCGTGAGATTCATACCTTAGGTCATAAGTTTAATGACACTACTGGAAAAGTGGTGGCGATACTTCGTGCCGTACTATTCACTACATCAGGTTCACTTTTTCGTATAAGAGACTGGAATATAAATCTTCCCGGTCTCACGGAGGACCTCGGGCAGGGGCCAGACTATGCCAGTCCCGACGCAACCGACCCCAGGAATGCATTTAAGTTAATTCTATCATCGACTAGTGCAACGTTTGCCCAAACACCTGGCGGACTGAAGGGCGTTCAAGTGTATAGCGCTTCTCTGGATCCGGATAGTAACAATTATTTGGGAAAGATTCTGAATACTGACCCCCTCAAATTTCAAGAACGTCAGCACTTATTATACCTGGATCTTCCCGTCGACAATGATATTGCGCCGGTGTATGACAAAGCTGGATCAATAGGCATACTTTCTGGTTCAACTGAGAAGGCCAATGGCGCTGCCGGAGCGTCCCTTGAATTTATTGATGCATTTGGCAGGTTTGATACCAGATATAAAACCCCCAGAACCCCATGGATTAAATCACAACCTTTCGGTTCAAATGAGTATGACCTATTTTATGTTGAGACGTTATCTGACGGTGCATATGCGAATGATAAATTTAAGGTTTCCATCGCAAACCTGAAAGCATCCGCTGATAACACATACCCATATGGGACTTTTGAAGTCCAGATTCGTAATTTTGATGATACCGATGTCGATAAAAAGATTATTGAGAGGTATCCCGGGTGCAATCTAGACCCACTCAGCAATCAATTTGTTGGGAGGGTCATCGGTGATATGAAGGAGAGCTTCAATTGGGACGGCCGAAATGAAACAGAACGACGAATAGTTGTTACTGGACAGTATGCGAATAGATCTCTACGTGTTCGTGTGGTGTTGTCCACTGATCTACAAAAGGGTAATATACCCAGGACATCATTGCCGTTCGGGTTTGGCGGAATTCCGGTAATAAAGACTAGCGATGCTTTGAGTCATATCGCTTCGTATGTACCGTCGGTTAACCCCGCAGTGGGCCAGCTCGGATACGGTCGTCGTTTGTGGATGTCAGGTTGTGCGGATAGATACGCCCATACCGGACCCGGGGAATCTGCTCAGTACCACCCGGCACAGACTGCCTCTTTGTTGACCTCTTCAATCATGCCTCCGTTACCCCTTCGATTTAAGGTTACCAAGGGAAACACCAAGGCCACCCCGCTCTTTAGTGGACACGCCGGTGCAGAGGAGAGAGTTAGTGCCGCATATTACTGGGGCGTGCAGAATACACGAATTACCTCCAGCAGGGCAGTGAATGCCAGTCAGGAGTTGAATCCAATTGTAAATGCATACACTAAATTTCACGGGATTCAGAAATTGGACATGGTAGTAACCGGTGCAGGAGTGGACGTATTCAATAATAACGCATTTACCCTGTCTCGTGTGGCTTTACACAATGAGCTTGACGCAGCCGGACATATTTCAGCAATAACCGGTACTGCCAAGGAACATATGTTGGAAGCTGCCTATATTCGAGGCATGGCAAAATTAAATGAAAAGAATTACACCGTTATAGATCCAACAGGCAGCAGGAAGACCAGGATCACGCTTGGAACGTTACTTAACTCATCGTCTGTAAAGTTTAATAAGTTTACTGAATTTGCGAAGTTTACCACCATTTTCTATGGTGGCTTTGACGGATTAAATATCCTCGATCGTGATCAATTTCTCATGAATGATAGGGCCACCTCAACCGCAACTCGAGGAAAAGCGTCCTCAGATTTCTCAGATCTGGGTCTGTCGACACAACCGGCAGGTACCGGAAAGGATAATAGCATTATTCGTGCATATCGGATGGCCTCAAAATTGCTCACTAACAAATATTCTAGCAATATTAATATTCTGGCAATTCCAGGCATCAGAGAACAGTATGTGACGGACTACGCCTCGGATAGGACTCGTGACTATGGTCTTGCAATATATCTTATGGACCTGGAGATAGTCGATGAAAATCAGACCAGGTTATTCAACAATGAGGGTGATTTTATCCCGGATGTTGATGAAACGGCGGCAAAGATGGACGGCCGAGGGGTGGATAACAATTTTGTGGCAAGTTATTTCCCGGATGTATTTATCCAGGATCGATCGAGTGGGCAGGTTTTATATGCCCCGGCTTCGGTGGCTGCATTACAGGCGGTAGGACAGAATGATAATATAGCAAAACCATGGTTTGCACCGGCAGGATTTAGTCGAGGTGCCCTTGCTAGTGTAACTAATGTCAAGGTGCGACTAACTGCTGTCGATAGAGACACACTGTATGAGAGTCGAATTAATCCAATTGCGACTTTCCCAAATAGCGGCTTTGTGATATTCGGACAGAAGACACTACAACTAGCACAATCTGCACTGGACAGAGTTAATGTCAGAAGGATGTTGTTAGATGTTAAAAGAGCAGTAATAGGTGTCGCTAGAAGAATACTGTTTGAGCAAAATACACCTGCCACTCGAGCGCGCTTCGTATCACAGGTTACGCCCCTGTTGGCACTAGTACAGGCGCAACAAGGAATTGACCAGTTTCGTGTTGTGATGGATGATACTAACAATACACAAGACGATGTCCTCAATAATCAATTAAATGGTAAGATTGTTATAGTCCCAACTCGCGCTGTTGAGTTTATCGCAATTGACTTTATTATTGACCAGGCCGGGGTCACCTTTGTATAACCATAGTTAATAGGAAAGGGAGTTTTATGAATGGCTGAAAATTCACTGAGAGGCGCTGGAGTATTTGCAAAAGAAATAGACGTCTCACAACCTCAAGGGGTATCTCCCAGCGGAATCCCTGCTGCTGTCATTGGTACGGCGAGAACCGGTCCAGCCTTTGTTCCCATTACCGTAGGAAATATTAGAGAATTTGTTTCGAGATTTGGGGATGTTGATAGCACCAAATTTGGTGCCCTGGCCCTCCGAGAGTGGCTGGATAATAGAAGTGCAGGTACCTTTGTACGTCTATTAGGGGCCGGTGACGGTAAGAAGAAGACCACCACCGGAAACAACACAGGTAAGGTGACCAACGCAGGCTTTGTTGTGGGAGGACAACTTCCCCAAGATGACGGAAATTTGGGTGATAATACATATGTGCGTGATAGTGGATGGGGGCAACCTGGCCTAGGACGAACATATATTCTGGGATGCTTTATGTCAGAGTCAGCCGCAAGTAGCGACAAGGTTTTCTCCACGGCCGGTATCAGCACGCACAGTAAAATAAGCATTGCCGAGCGAACTAAACCTATTGTTCGTGGCATCCTGATGGCTCCCTCTGGAGTCCAGCTTTCACTTTCCAGTGCCGTTTACAAGGATAATACATTGGGTGGTGCTGGTCAAGTAGCCGGAGGGCCCAGTGGTGATGTACCAAAGTCAGCTCCAACTTCGAATGATGCTGCACCGGTTAATTCCTTTGTGATGTATCTGAATAACTTTAAACAGAGTTCAGCCTACTCTACCATTATTACTGCATCATTTGATCCCCAGTCGGACGGTTATTTTGCCAATCGGCTCAATAGAGATCCCAGCAAAATTGAAGAGGCTGGTCATCTACTATACTCACATTTCAATATCTACAATGCTCAGGCAGTTATCACCGGCTCGGACTCTCGCCTAACGCATGCCTCCACCTTTCGGCACGCTCCGACAGAGCTGGCATTTCTTCTAACATCATCGCTGGCCAGGAATGTTGGCACTGCGCTCAGTGCTGGTAGCACTGCCGGCATTCCAAACTTTGAGGGATTTGAAGACAGATTCCAGCATTCAAAAAGCCCATGGTTTATATCCCAGGATATGGGCAATGGTCCTAAAAATCTTTTTAAGGTCCATGCCCTTGCGGATGGATCCGGATATAATTCTGCCGTTGACGTTTACAAGGACGACCTGCTACCCAATCAGATAAAGATTAGCATCCAAAATATTATGGCAGTTGCTCCGGTGAACCGGACCCCTGGAAATGAGTATGGCAGCTTTGATCTGATGGTAAGAAAGATTGATGATAGTGATAAAAATCCTGAAATTTTTGAAAAGTTCAATAATTTGAGCCTTGATCCCGGGTCTGATAGATACATTGGTCGTATAATTGGCGACATGGAGGTATATTTTGACTTCGACAAGGAGAAACGCGCTCAAAAAATTGGAGTTAGAGGAAGGTATCCTGTCCGTTCTCAGTATATTCGAGTTGAAATATCCAATGATGTTCAGGAAGGACGGGGATCAATTAGTCCAACGGTATTACCGATAGGTTTCCGTGGTCCGGCTCACCTGGTGACATCCGGATCCAGTATTGTACAATCCCGTACCGTTCCAGGCGACGGCGGCGCAACCCCGGCGTTACAAAATGCAGACACTTTGAGAGAAGTTACTCAGCCTCCGGTACCGTTTAGGTGGCATATAGGTATTGGTGTTGAGGATACGCTTAACTTTAAACCTGACTTTAATTTCTATTGGGGTGTTCAGTTTACACGAAAATCGATTTTGAATCAGCCAAACCAGGACACAACTTTCGAAGATAGCCTGTATTCCTGGACCAGGTACTATCCTAGTTTTCAAACTACATGGCAAAATGCTGTGGTAGGTGACAATGCCGGAACTGCTGATCAGGGTGGGACCATATTGGACAGTGACGTTTTTGGTAATAATAGATTCACATTGGAGCGAATTCAGGTAGTGACTTCCAGTGTAGAGGGAGCATCTGATGTTGCTAACTTAGCCGAGGCACAGGCATTCCGGTATCGACGTAATGCAGTAGTAGGGGCGAATCCAGTAACTCAGTTAACTCTTAAGGATGGTTCAAAACAAATGGGTAGGTTCCTTAATGTTGATAAGGACTTTCCCAAGGCTTCAAATGTAACCAAGGCTCTTAAATTCAGCGTTTTTCTGCAGGGTGGTTTTGATGGAGTAAATATTTTTAATCACGATAAGATCGCATTCACCGACGCTGCTGTTCGTAGGGAGTATGATGACTCTTCCAACCAGGGAGGAGTTGCATCTGGCCCAACTATTCAGGCCTACAGAAAGGCGATTGATATCCTTGCCGAACATTCAAATGCTGATATTCAACTGTTAGCCATTCCGGGATTGCGCCACCCATCCGTTACGGATTATGCTCTAGATGCTATGGAGGACCGCTTCGATGCAATGTATATCATGGATATCGAAAAGAAGGACAAGAACAATAGTTTTGTTACCGGCTCTACCGCCGTTGCCGACGTCGGATACACAGCCGATCGATTTGCTGCGCGCGGTTTGAATTCATCCTTTGCTGCTGCCTATTTTCCAGACATTATATTGAGAGACCGCGTCGGCGGGACTAGTGTGGTACCCGCATCGGTTGGAGTTCTGGGTGTTTATGGACTTAACGATGCCCTTGGATTTCCATGGTTTGCCCCTGCGGGATACACCCGCGGTGTAGTTACACACGCTCTAAGGAGCACCTTATCTCTTGCAGTAGATGACAATAATGTCCTGGCTTCCACGGACGTTAATCCAATTATTGATGTGGTAGGTCAGGGGACGTTGGTATACGGTCAGAGAACCCTTTTCAAGGCACAGAGCGCATTAGATCGTATTAATGTGCGTCGATTGCTTATTGACATTAGACGGCGAGTCAAACAAATTGCAAACACAATATTGTTTGAACCAAACCGTGAGGAGACCTTGGCCAGATTCAGTTCGGCAGTTGATCCGGTACTAAGTACCATTCAGCAGCAGCAGGGTGTCGATCGTTATCGTGTACAGATAGATGCTACAACTACAACCCAGGCAGATATTGAGAATAACACAATTAGAGGAAAGATATTCTTGCAACCGACAAAGTCAATTGACTTTATTGAGCTTGACTTTGTGGTATCCAACACCATAGATACCGGGGCCTAAGCTTTGTGATGCTAGAGTATATTTAGATTAGTAAAGATTTTAAGGAGATTTTAAATGGCAGAGACACTCTCAGTAACGGACATGTTACCGAATAAATTCGAACCGAAAAGAAAATTTCGGTGGGTGTTTGCAATAGAGGGCATAGACTCATTTCTGATGAAGACATCAGCACGCCCTACGGTTACAACCACAGAGCAGGAAATTCCGTTCATAAATTCATTCCGTTACATTGCCGGCAAGACCAAATTTGAGCAGATCTCACTGACTCTACATGATCCTATTGCACCATCTGGAGCACAACAGGTGATGGAGTGGATTCGGACAGGTTTTGAATCGGTATCAGGCCGTGCCGGTTATGCTGATTTTTATAAGAGAGATTGCCAGCTTAAGCTTCTGGATCCGGTCGGTACTGTTGTGGAACTATGGGACCTGAAAGGCTGCATGCTTGTTACAACTAATTTTAATGATCTGGATTATGGTAGTGAGGACCCGACGGAAATAGCCATAACTATTCGGGCCGATAATATCGTCCTGCAGTTCTAGAGTAATAAAATAATTTTATAAAATCTAATTTTATTAGAAAAGCCCACTTCGGTGGGCTTTTTTTTTACAAGTTTTCTTTTGGCGCTATATTATATTCTAAAGTCTGGATGCAATTCCAGACCTTGCATTGGGATAATTAGTATGACAAAAAATGATGATAGAGCGTTCAGGAACGAAGTATTCACAGCAGCCCAAGCTCAGCAACAAGGCATTCCAACACGTAACGTGATGAGGGATGACTTTGATATTGAAATTCCGGTTGAGAGTGTTCCCTTGCCCTCCTCAGGGGTGGCATATCCTGTTGACAGCCCACTTCATGGACAGGAAACGATTGAAGTGACGGCAATGACAGCTAAGGAAGAAGATATATTAACGTCTAGGGCACTAATCAAAAAAGGTTCTGTTATTACTGAACTTCTTCGTTCCTGTATAGTAAACAAGAATGTTAATCCAAATACGATGCTTTCTGGTGATAGAAATGCTCTAATGACTGCGATTCGAATTACGGGGTATGGATCAGATTATACTGTTGAAGTTGACTGCCCGGCATGCAGTGAGAGATCCAAACAGACATTTGATCTTACTGAACTTCCAATTAAGAGGCTTGAAATTTCTCCGGTGCAGCTGGGTGACAATATTTTTGAAACTGAGTTACCACTAACAAAGAAAAAGGTTCAATTTAAGTTTTTAACCGGTGAGGATGAGCGTGAGATGTCGGTGGTGAGTGATAGAAGAAAGAAGAGTGGAATGATTAGAGACACCATGGTTACCCAGAGATTCCAACAACAGCTAGTTTCTGTTAATGGCATTACCGATAGGTCTAAGATTAACACTTTTATTGGACATATGCCTGCTGGAGATTCGCTTTATCTCAGAAAATATATTGATCGGCATGAACCCGGGGTCGATATGAAGTCATGGATGGACTGCGCACAGTGTTTTGAGAGCTCGGAGGTGCGCCTTCCGATGGGCGCCTCGTTTTTTTGGCCTGACCTCGAGTGATAAAGAAATATTCCTTGAGCCAATTTTTGCGTTGATGTATTACATGGGCTTCACCTACAGTGAGGCATATGCATTACCGGTTTGGCAGAGGATGTGGTTTATCACGCGGCTACAGAAGGAATTAAAGGGCGCTAATGGAGAGACGTCACGAGCAGCTCACGACAATGACCCGACCCAACGTGCTCTAGCTGGTAGGCATAATCCGGGCGCGCCGGCTAGATTGAGAAGATTCACCTAGGGACTGATAGTTATTATAATGAAAAGAAAATCAGATAATGTAGGTGGCAATCAATTGCGTGGGCTTTTCGCCCGGGCCATTATGGACGAGAATATCTCTATTGACGTGAAAGGCACTTCTACTCATGCTCAGGTGACCCGGGTGGTTCTGGAGGCATCTAGATATCTTTTTCATACTCTGCATAGAGAGGACGCGTCACTTGAAGATCTTCAGGAAGCGCTTGATCGAAAACACCATGCCGCTACTCATTATCAAAAAATATTTGATGCCAATTGGTATTTCTAAATCTTCTTCACATGATACTTAATACTAATATGTAAGGGCGGTGTATCATGCCAAATGGAGATCTTGGCGAGCAGGTCACACTTCAGAGAGAGATTAATAAGCTCCTTCAGGAAAGGCAGCGTCTTCTGAAGCGTAATCAAACGTTGTCACAAAAGCTTTGTGATGCAGCCAAGTGTGCTCAGGAAGCACAGCAGGGGGCTGCAGGTGCAAGTCGTGAGATGACCAACAGCCTGCGACAAAGTTTGGACCCGGCTGATGAATTGTCAGAGTCGTTTGAGGATATAGCTGACAGCGCCGATAATGCTCGTGGAGGAATAGGGGGTGCATTGTCGGGTCTGATGTCGAGTGGCTGGGCCAAAGGTGCTGCAATTATCGGTGGCCTGGGTTCCGTCTTTATGAAGGTGACCGGACTTATCGGCGGATTTATTGACATAATGGCTTCGGCCGTAAAGGGAATATTCAGTATAGGCGTATCGATACTTATGTTACCGGTTAAATTTCTTACCGGCCTGATAAAACATGCCGGTAATTTAACGGGGGGGTCTACTGCTCTGAGAGAGGCCTGGGAGGATATACGTGAGGTCTGGGGTGACACAGCCTCAAATGAAGGCAAGGCGGTTCGGTTGAATATGCGCAAGATGCGCTCGGAATTCAATAAGACAGCCAGCGCTGGTGCTTCCTTTCGGAGGGTCTTCGGCTTCGGCCCAGAGGGAATGGGCAAGGCCCAAAAGGAGGTCCTGGAGCTGTCTCAGGCCCTAGGGACGGCATTTCATCATCTATCGAAGACCATGAATGAGGAGACCTGGGCCGCTACGGTGAAGTTGCGCCGTGGACTGGGACTGACCATGGAGAGTTTCGGAGCGATTGGAAAACACGCCGCTTCAATGCGCAAGGACCTGAATCAGGAACTCGAGGACATTGCTAAGATGTCGATACATATGTCCAAAGTGTCCGGAATATCCGCGAAGGCAATCAGTAGGGACTACGGTGAGATGGCGGCTGATGTTGCGAATTATGGTCACATGGATATGAAGGCGAAGATGTCGGTCATCACCTGGTCCAAGAGGATGGGAATTGAGATGAAAGCGCTAAGCGCCGTCCAAGAGAGATTCCTGAATTTTGATAGTGCGGCTGAATCTGCAGCCAATATGGCTCAAGCCTTTGGGGCGAATGTCGACGTGATGAAACTGGTCACTGCCGAGAACCCCGCGGACCAGATAGAGGAGTTACGCAGGGCTCTCTTCGCCACCGGAAGAAGTGTTGAAGATATGACATTGGCCGAGCGTAGGATGCTTGAACAGGCTAGCGAACTCAAGGGTGAT